GGATCGTCGAGCACTCCGAAACCCGTATTCACCACGGCAAATGTGGAAAGATTGAACGGCATGCCGTCCTCGATTGAATCGGAAAGCGCTTGCGCGGCCATCATCGAATCCGCGATCGAAGCAATAGATACTTCGTACATGGCAAGCGTCTTATTTCCGAGCGCCACGCGCGAGCCCGCGGAGATCGTGACGACGACTGCTGGCAGTGTTTGAGATTGAAGACGAGCACCAACCACGACGCGCGAGCCCGCAGTCGTGGAAGAATTTATGATCGCTTCGACCACTTGGCTCTCAATCATGCGACCTCCGTACAATCAATAATCGCCAGTCGGTTTCGTTGGTCGAGATTCCGAATTCCGTTGATACGAAGAGTCCGACCGCGAAACGTGAGCCGATCCACAGTGGTTACGGAAAGTCGCGCGATGTTCGGCCAGCGCGTGCGGAGTTCGAAAGTTCCGATCACGTTCGCGCCCTCGGCGTAGAGCTGCTCTCCCGGCGCGCTTTCAAGTCCGGCACATCGAATCGTTCCGACATTCGTATACGTTTGAGTTCGCCGGCCGAGCGCGTCGACAGTAGTAGCGGCGCGTAGTACCGTTGTCACAAATACGGTGCGTCCGCCGGAGATCATCGGAACGGCCCACGCATTCTGAGATGTTCAAGCATGAACTGTGCGCCGAGCGGTACGGTGGAGAGAGAAATTGGTTGAGCCGCTTCGGGGTTGTTGTAGTGCGCGCCGACGATTGAAATGATCACTTGATCCACCGACGGCGGGTACGTCGTGTATCCGGCGACGTAAGTAACCGTAGCGAGCGTTCCCTCTTTCATCTCTGGCGTGTTGAGAAACACGAGCGCCGCGAGTTCATCGGAATCATCCAACCAATAGTCGACGCCCGACGTCATAGTCACCGTCGAGCCCGCGGGGTTGGTGTACGTGACACTCGTCAGCGAAGCGAACGGAACCACGCTAAACACCGAGCGATTGAACGATGTAAGTTTCATCGTGCGCGTCGCGCTCGAAAGCGCGAAACCACAATAGCGCTCGACAAAATCGGTAACGTGAGTAATCAGCGACGCGATGAGCGTGTCGTCGTCGGTGTAATCAATCCGCATGGCGGATTTGACGTTGGCAGTAGTTACAGCCATAAATCTCGGCGCGCACTTTCGCGCGCGCCGAGACGGGGAAGAGAAATCAACAGGTAATTTGAGCGAACGCGCTTACGTTCATCAGGTGGCAATCGGTGCGCGCGTACGTGTAGAGCGTAACTTGATGGGTGGAAGCCGCGCTGTACGGATCGACGAGCGAAGTCATACCGGTGCGATCGAAGATCTCAAAGTAATTGAAGTCTCCGACGGTCGCGAATACGTTGCCGTTTGTAGCGGTCGAGCTCATATATTGACCGATCGAATACGGAACGCCGTAAAGAAGTCCGGGCGCGCCGCCCACCATCGTTTGGGAATTCGCTGGCGCCTGAGTCCAAATGTATTCCGTCGCGCCGGAAGTCGTCACCGAGTTCTTGAGCTTGCGCGCGACGCGAACAAACGTATCGGATACAAGCCAACGGAAGCGCGGCGAGTTTCGATACTGCGGCTGAACGAGGTGCACGGTGTCGATGAGGTTGTCTGCGGTGATGGTTGTAATAGCAGCACCAGAAAGATCCGTCGTTTGTGACGCAGTAGTGATCATCACCGACGCGCTATCCGATCCGACTCCCGCGATACCTTGCGGCATGCTGGTACCCGTACCGACGGTGTACGCTTCTTCCATCTTCAATCCGAGCGACATACCGATGCGACTCGCGACGTAATCGAGTCCGCTACCGATTCCGCTCGAACCGATGGCATCCTCGATGAACTCCTGCGACATTTGAGTCGCGCAAACGTACTTGTAGGGAATGATCGAAACGGCGGTGCCGAATGTCGGATCGCTCGCGGTGATCGTGCCATTTTCGGCCACGAGCGCGCTCGTGGGGAGTCCGGATTCGATCGTGATGGTGCGCTTTGAATCGATCGACGACACGGGAGCGATCGTGCGCAGCACGTTTACCGCGTACATTTTTTCGATGATACGACGTTCCATGTCGGTCGGAATTCCCGCGCCACTCGAACCGAGAGACAGCGCGCGGATTTCCGCTTGATCGCCGGTTGAAACCGCCTTTAGCCATCGCATCGCGTATTCGGGCGAAGAGAGATCGTGACCGCCAGCGCGCTTCGGCGCTTGCGCGCGGTACTGCGGTTGATTTCGTTCCGCCTCGAGCGCCTTAATTCGATCATTTGCGGCGCGTAGCGCGGCGCGATCTTGCTCCGCCAATTCGATCGCGGTCAAGTCCGCGTCCATGCGCGCGAATTTCTCGCGCTCCTCGCCGTGTCCGCGCGTGTCCACGTGTTGTGAATCGCGGCCGCTCGCGTCGATTCGTGCGAGCTCCTTGCGGTAGGCGTGCGCGAGAGTTCCAAGTTCGTTCAAGTGTTCCATAGTTTCAATCTCCGAATGTGAAGTTCGAGCCGTGCAGCGACGGCCTCGCTAAGTGCCGCGTTGACGCAACGCAGGCTCGATGATGTCAGGTCGTATGCGGGATCTTGCACAAGGCTAATTTCGACGAGTCGCGCGGATTCAATCCGGCGCTCGGTTCGCTTCGCGTTCCACGTATCGCGTTCAACGTAGAAACCAAACGACATTTCGCCGGTGAGGTCGCCGCGCTCGAGGAGCGCGCGCACGTCGTTACCGAGCGTGGTTTCAGGAAGCGTCGCGGTGTAGTGGAGTCCGTCAGCGCGCGAATCGAGCGTGAGCGTGCCCGACTTAGTGCGCGCGAGCGGCATGCTCGAGTCGTGGTTGTAATAAAGCTTGACGTCGCCGGATGCCGAAGCACCAAACGCGTTTGGTGCGATGCGCTCGACGAAAGTGCGGCCGAGTTCGGTGATCGGTTTCGATGGTGAATCGAACACAACCGCGCGGCCCGCGAGCGTGCGCCCGTTCATCGTCGGCGACGACGAGTAATCACGACGAGAAATCATCGACGTCCTCCGATGTGTCTTTCCCTAGATTCGTTTGGCCACCGCCGGTGCCCATGTTGAGAGCCACGATTGGATCGTCGAGCCCCTCGATAGGTTGAAGATCGAGCCACGCGCGCGCTTCGTTTCGCGTGATCACGCCCGACTCGACACCAGTGCGAAGCGCGGCGAATTGTTCCGCGAGCGACGGCCGAGCGATCGAGTCTGAATCAAACGAGATCGTGGAGAACGGCGCCAGCTTCGCTTCAATTTCTGACGACCACGCGGAGTACCAATGGGTTAGGCACGCGTCCACGTACATGCGCGAAAGCCATTCCATCGTGCCGTAGGCGTTTGCGCCGTGCTCGCTCAAATACGACGTCGGCACGCCGAACAACCGCGATACGTCCTCGATCGAGTAGCGGCGCGCGGCCGCGATTCCCGCGTCGTCGAGCGTCGAGCTAATGCGCTCGACTTTCATACCCTCGGCGAGCACGAGCGGCCGGCCAGCGTTCACGCTTCCGGCGTGCTTCGCCATGAAATCCTCAGATATCGACTGGCGCGCGGCCGCGTTCAACGGGCCCGGATGCACAATCGCGAGCTTCGGGTTGCCCGCGTTTCGCATTACCTCGAGCTGCGCAGTTTCTTGCGCTGCAAGAATCGTGAGCGAAGTACGGCAAAGGCGCACCGGAGATTCGCCCCACAAGCCGTCGAGGCTCGGAGCGCGGATGTGCAGCATCGACGCGATCGGAACGTCGCCGTATTGTGAGGTCTTATAGAACGGCTCATCCCCGCTCACGTCGAGCGAAACGCTTTCGAGAGTGAGCGGAATAAGTTCGAGGAGTTCGCCGGCGAGCGTTCGATTGATAATTGCGAACGCGTTGCCGTAGAGGCACGCTTGCATCGTCATGGAGCGTCGAAGCTCGTACCCGTTCATATAGCGATTGGGTCGAGCGATGAGCGCTTCCACCGTTTCATCTTCAACGGATAGCGGAGTGCGCGCGATATCGTTGGATATCAACGTCGCCGCGCGGTAAACCGGTGTGTATGCAAGCGCGCTTGCCGGAGTGACGTTTGGAATCCCGGCCAAGTCGTAACTCGGCAACATGATTCCGTGCGTCGGCCAGTGGCCGAGCATGCGTTGAAGGAGTTTTCGCAGCATGCGCGGATAGTCGCGCCCGACTTAGTTCCACATTGCACCTAAAGCGTGTTTACGAATTATTCTAGCTCGGTTTCGTAAATACTTGTCGCTTGCCCGCCCCACACGTGGCACGCGATCACGCTCGCCACGAGCGGGTCAATGGCGCAATTCGCGCGCGATTTGACCGGCCTTATGTTCCCGTTCTGGTCGCGTTTCGCTTCCGCCTCCGCGCACGCGCGGCGGAGGATCGGATCGTCGCCAACGACAAGGCGATTGCCGGCCCACAGATTCTGAAACAGCGAACAACCCGGCCCGAACGTCGCGATTGACATGCGATACGACATCATCGGAACGTTCTTAAGAATCAATTGATCGGCCAAATACTTCGCCCCCCACGAGTCGTACGCGACGGCGCGTACGGTGAATTCCTCGCACAGTGCTTGAATCCGCGAGCTAATTAGGTCGTAGTCGATCTCGCGGCCGGGAGAAAGTGTGATTTTTCCTTCTTGCGCCCACGCGCGGATCGGCATCCGGTAGTCGAGCTCGCGTTGGCCGACGTCCGCCTTGGGCCACCAGTAGTGACCACGTAGCGCGACGCGCCCGTCGTCGAGTGGCACGGCGACAACGAGCGCGGACATGTCGAGGCTCTTCGATAGGTCGAGCCCACACCACGCCGGTCGGCCGGCAAGCGCTTCCCAGTCGATCGGCTTTCCGCCCGGCCATTGCGCCATATCCAACCACCCGCCGGTGTTTTCATCCATCCGCGACGCGTGGTAGCGCGAGAAGTCCGCGCGGCTGGCCGGATTTCTACGCATCGTCGTCCACGAGCGCCGCAGAGAGGACAGCGCGGGTTGTCCGTGCTGCATGCCGGGATTTCCCTTCGGCCACGCGCCCTCGTCGTCGAGGGAATCGGTTGGATCCAGCCCGTAGAGGATCGGTAGCACCGAGTCGTCGATGATCTCGCCGGTGAGAATCGCTTCGCTTTGCTTCACGAGCTCGGCGTAATGGTTCTCGGAATTCGAGCCCGGCGTCGTGATGATCACGCCAGTCGATTCCCGCCGTTTCGCGCCGGAAGTGGTGAGCTTTGTGAGCGCTCGAGAGCGATACTCCGCGGCTTCGTCGGCGATCCAGAGCGACGGATTCAGTCCGTCGAGCGCTCGCTCCATCGCGGGTAACGCGTTCATTTCACAATCCGCGGAGGGTCGGAGTATC